GAAGCTATGTTGTGGAAAGCGATGTAACAAGTAACCAACAAAGAATTGCAGCTATTCAGCAAAGAGCAAGGTTCGGTTAAATGATAACAATTTAAAACACTTAATATTTACGAATATGGACTTACCTGTTTATTTATTAGACATTAGCGAGGATATGAATGACGATGCCGAGGTTGATTATGTGGCACTCGTAGACAAACCTGCTATTCAAAAGAATTGGAACGCCTTTAAAAACCAACAACGCTTTGAAGTGGTTAGCGAAGACAAGCGTATTATTAGCGGACCATTAATGTTGGCAGATGTCCCGATATTCCGCAGTGACTCTACTTATGGAGATTACTATGTTGTTTTCTCTAAAGACACTATTTTTAAGATTGCTCAAAAGTTTTTCAAAAGAGGCTACCAATCAAACGTAAACTTAATGCACTCTCCTGACCAACAAGTAGACGGAGTTACTATGTTTGAAAGCTTTATTACTGATGCAAGTAGAGGCATACAACCAATGAAGGGTTTTGAAGATGCACCTGACGGCTCGTGGTTTGGCTCATTCAAGGTAGACAACGAAGGCGTTTGGAATGATGTTAAAGAGGGCAAATTTAAAGGCTTTAGTGTAGAAGGGTTATTTACCTACAAGACAAAGCCAAGCAAAGAACAAGAACTTATGAATGCAATAAAGGAAATATTGCAACAGGTTAAATGATAAACAAAATCTTTTATTAATATTTAAACAAAAAGAATGATGAACGCAAAAGATGCAATTATGCAAATTAGGGCTTTGTTCGAAGATATGCCACAAGTAGAAGCACCTGCTCCTGCTGAAGCACCAATCGAGGAAGTACCTGTTACATTCGCAGAATATAGCCTTATGGACGGAACAAAGGTTATGATTAGCGAACTTGCTATCGGTGGTCAAGTTACATTGGAAGACGGAAGTCCTGCACCAATGGGAGAACACCAATTAGCAGACGGCACTAAAATCGTATTAGATGAAGCTGCAAAAATCTTATCAATCGAAACTCCTGAAGCTGAAGCAAAAGAAGCTGAAGAAGTACCTGCTGAATTAGGCAACAAGATTGACGAGAAAATGGCTGACGAAATCGCAAAATTAGTAGCTGAAAACGAAGGTCTTAAAACACAAGTAGCACAATTAGAGGCAAAAGTTAAGAATGGCTTTAGTCAAGTAGCTGAATTAATAGAAGCACTTACTAAGACACCTAACGCTGAACCTATTGCGCAACCAAAACAAAACTTTGGTTCTAACGTAACAACTCACTCAATGAAGTACGATAGAATTGAGAAATATAGAAACGCTTTATTAAACAAATAAAAATAAAATAAAATGGGATTTGATGTATCTGCATTAGCAAACTATACAAAAGAAAACGAAGCTCTACTTGTAACTTCGTCTGTATTGGGTGCAAAAACTGCTGCTCTTATTAAGAGTGCAGGTAACGTTATGGTTGGCGTAAAGTCAAGCGAAAAAATCAACATTATGGAAACAGACGCTATCTTCCAAGATGGTGCTTCTTGTGGCTTTAATGCTTCTGGTTCTACTACCTTTACTCAACGTACTGTAACTCCTGGTAAAATTAAAGTAAACGAAGCTTTATGTCCTAAAGACCTTGAAGCTAAGTATTTACAAAAAGCTTTACCTACTGGCTCTATGTACGATAGCGTACCTTTCGAGCAAGAATATTCTGAGAAAAAAGCTAAGACAATCGCTGCTCAATTAGAAACTGCTTTATGGCAAGGCGACACTTCAAGTGTAAACGTAAACTTAAACAAGTTCGATGGTCTTGTTAAGTTAATCGGTGCTGCTTCAGGTGTTGTTGCTGCAAACGCTTCAACTTTTATCTCAGGTGCACCTTTAAGTTCAATTACTGCTGCAAACGTAATCTCTATCTTTGATGGTGTTTACCAAGCAATCCCTGCTAAAGTTGTAGCTGCTGACGATATGACTATCTTCTGTGGTCAAGATTTATTCCGTACTTACACTGTTGCTCTTAAAAATAGCGGTTCTTTCAATTACCAAATTGATGTTAAAGCTGATAGCGAATTTGTACTTCCTGGTACTACAATTAAAGTAATTGCAGTTGCAGGTCTTAACGGAACTAACAAAGTTTACGCTATGCGTTTAAGCAATATGTTCTTAGGTACTGACTTATTGAACGAAGAAGAAAAGTTTGAAATTTTCTATGCTAAAGAAGCTGACCAAGTACGTTTCGTGTCAGAGTTCAAATTCGGTGTGAACATCGCATTTGTAGACGAAGTAGTGAAGTTTATCCTTGCATAATTTATAGGGGGATTGAAATATATCCCCCATTTTTTTCAAACTAATTTAATTCAATAACAATGGCTTGTGCTTTAACTCAAAATTATACCTTAGATTGTAAAGACAGTTTAGGTGGAATTACTGAGGTTTATTTTATGGCAGCAGCAGATGTTACCTCAACTACCGAAGCAAGTGGTGTAATTACCGCTTTAGTAAAGGCAGCAGGTAAGAAGTTCTTTAAGTACGAACTTGTAAAAGGCACTTCTCAATTAGTTGAGAATGTTAATGCAAACGTACAGAATGGTACTATCTTTTACGCTCCAGAATTGACCATAGTATTAAACAAATTACAAGCAAACACAAGAAACGAAATCTTGTTGCTTGCTCAAAACACATTAGTAGCAGTAGCTAAAGATAACAATAACAAATATTGGTATTTAGGCAAACAAAGAGGCTTAGACCTTACAGGCGGTAACGCAGGTACAGGAACGGCTGAAGGCGACAGAAGCGGTTACACTCTTACCTTTACAGGTGCAGAGCCAGCCCTTGCTCCAGAAGTAAACTCAACTGTGGCAGGTCAATTAACCACCGCAGGTTCTTAGGTTGTTTTGGTTTTGTATATAGATGCCCTCGTCTTTAATTAGGCGGGGGTTTTTTATTTTGCAAACAATCGTGATACTTTATATTTATAGTTGTGATAAGATTAACTAAGGGGCAAACCCAAAACATAATACTTACCTTGACTGAGAAGCAAACGCTTACAAGTCCTAACTATCTATTCATTTTTGAGAATAGAAGTACAAATACTGAGATTAAATTTGTAAGGCTTAACAATACGGATATTAGTCCTTACAAGGAAAGGTACAATGAGTTTACTATTGTAGTTAATAGCTTCTTTAATACGGCTTTAAACGGGCAATATACCTACACAATCTACGAACAAGCAAGTACATCAAACCTAAACCCGACAGGCTTAAACCTGCTTGAAAGCGGCATTATGGAACTCGAGGGTACAACTATATCATTCACAGAATACGAAACAACAAGCACATTCACAATTAGACAATAATGGAAATAAAAGTATTGACATTTGCGGAAGCAAAGCAGCCTGAATATAAAGAGAAAAAAGGCGAAGGGTATATGCAGTATGGTCAAAACAATGACTATCCTCAATACCTATTAGACCTATTTAACAAATCTGCAAAGCACAACGCTATCATTCGTGGCAAGGTTAATTACATTGTCGGAAATGGTTGGGCAGGGGAGCAAGATATTGTTAAGAAGGTTAATAGAGAGGAAACCCTTAACGACCTAACTAAAAAGGTTGCTTTAGATTTAGAACTATTTGGCGGTGCTTATATCCAAGTTATTTGGTCTGTAATGGGCGGTCAAGTTGCTGAGTTGTGGCATTGTGATTATACAAAGATTAGAACCAACAAAGACAACACGCAGTTTTGGTACAAAGAAGATTGGAAGGCTACACGCAATCAAGAAAAAGCTGAGATATACAATGCGTTCAATCCTGCTAATCCTCAAGGAGTGCAGATACTTTATGTTAAGGAGTACAGACCGGGAATTAATGTTTATAGCCTTCCTGGTTATTTCGGTGCTTTGAATTATATCGAAAGTGATGTAGAAGTTAGTAAGCACGTTTTAGGTAATGCTCAAACAGGGTTTTCTGCAAGTAAACTTATTACTTTACCAAACGGAGAACCAAGTCCTGAGGAAAAACGTCTTGTTAGTAAGCAGTTCGATAATATGTATACGGGTGCAGACGGCAAGAAGTATTTACTTGCGTTTGTAAACGATTTAACCCGTAAGCCTATTGTTGATGATTTGGGTGCGAGTGATTTAACTAAAGAGGACTTTAGCCGTGTAGATGAGTTAATACAAACTAACATATTTAGTGGACACCAAATTACAAGTCCTGACTTGTTCGGTATTGCTACTCCAGGTCAATTAGGTAGCAGACAACAGATGCGTGATAGCTACGAAATATTCCGTAATACTTACGTTCACTATAAGCAAATGCAAATTGAAGGCATATTTAATATGTTAGGACAATATGCAGGAGTTACTGAGGAATTAAAACTTCAGCCTGTAGACCCGATTGGTATTGACTTTAGCGAAAGCGTAATTAAAGAAGTAGCACCTAAAGAATGGATATTGGAGAAGTTAGGTATTGACCCTACTAAATACGGATTGCCTACGGAAACCGAGCAACCAATGGCAGCAAGTCCTTTAAGTGTGAATGAGCATATTAAAGGATTGAAAGGTCGTGAGTGGCAAAATATGCAGCGTATCATTAGAGATTTTAACAAGGGCAAGATAACAAGGGAACAAGCAAGTTCTATGCTTAAGGGTGGTTATGCTTTAAGTGATGACGAAGTGGCGACTTGGTTAGGTGCTGAGGAATTAGAATTTAATGAAACCGATTTTCAGATTTTCTTTGAGTTCGGAGAAGATAGAAGTGCTTATGAAGTATATAAAAGCAAGACAAGATTTAGCGACGATAAGGACTTTGAAATGTTTGCAGATGTAACACAATTACAATCTAACATTTTAGAT